GAGGCGGCAGGCGCGGTATCGTGCGAATAGCCCCACCCCGGTATGGCGCGGTAGCCAAGTGGTAAGGCCAAGGTCTGCAAAACCTTTATTCGTCGGTTCGATTCCGACCCGCGCCTCCATCAAAAGCAGCTAAAAATCCAACAACTTACAGCAATTCCGGCAGCCTGATTCGGAGCGCCAAACCGGGCGATTATGCGGCCGGAAACGGCGAAGGCTCGGCGAAGAGCGGAATCCCGTCCGACTTCCGTCCGACCCTTCGTCCTTTCCGTCCGACCCTCGCTGGGTGCGCACACGTGTGCGTCGGGGCGCGCGAATGAGCTTCGCTTTTTCCCCAAAACTTTCGCCTGATCTGCGGCGCGCTCTGCAATTTGTTGCTTCTGGAGCCCCTGGATCGGTTGCGATCCTGCCCGGAGAGCGCCCCTGGCTGCTCGATGTGTGGGAGCGACTGGCCACAAAGGCGCCGTCGCCGGCACTGACGGTGCCGTATTGCTGGGGTATCCGCGAGATTTCCTTTTATGTCCGCGGGTGGCTCGTTCGGCCCTATTCGTTCTCGCGTGGTCGGGACGGCGGCGTGCACATTGAACGACCGGCGCGGAGCTACCAAGAGTGGGATCGCGTGCAGCATCGGCTTGGCTGCAACGAGCGGATTGAATACCGCCGCCAGACCTTCGAGTGCGGGTGCGGAGCCGTTCAGTGGTGCGGGCGCGGACTGGGGTGGTGGATGCGCTACCAGGCGAGGTCGATCCGATGACGGAGGTCTCAGTGGTGCGAACGCAGCGTGCCGCTCTGTCGGCGCTGAAGGCAAGTTATGGCGAGGTCCGCGCGGCGGCGCGGGCGGTGCTGGATCGCGTCGACGAGCGGCGGCTGTCGGCGACGGAGGCCGAGATGGTGCGGGAATGCCGGGCTGCCCTGGGGATTGAGACGGCGGTCGCGGCGGCGGGGAGCCGACATGAGAGCTGAGCCGGACTATGCCTTCCAGGCGGCGCAGGTACTGGAGAGGCAGCGGCGGCGCGTGCTCGATGCAGCGCGCGCGTTGCTGCAGCATATCGAGTTCCTCCGGCCGTGCGATCTCCGGCCGGAGGAGCGGGAGGCGCTGGCCTTTTGCCGCGCGTTTCTGGCGGAGCGGAAGCCGGTAGAGAGCGAGCGGGGCAGCGTGGAAAGGAAACGGGCATGAGCCGATCGATCAACCGGGTGCAGTTGCTCGGCAACCTGGGGAAGGACGCCGAGGTCAAGTTCACGCCGAACGGCAAGCAATACGCGCAGTTCTCGATCGCGACGACGCGGAAGTGGAAGGATCAGCAGTCGGGCGAGGCCAAAGAGCAGACGGAATGGCACCGCTGCATTTTGTGGCAGTGCGAGCGCGTGGCGGACTACCTCACCAAGGGTAAGTAGGTGCTGGTCGAGGGAAGACTCCAGACGCGCGATTACACGGACAGGGACAACGTGAAGCGGTACGTGACGGAGATCGTCTGTGAGGATCTGATCCTGCTGGGCGGCGGCGATCGGGGCGGCCGCGGGCCGGCAGATGATCCGGGACCGAATCAGGACGTGCCGTTCTAGCGAGGCCGAGTGATCACGCTGCCCTGTGTGAATCCGCAGTGCGGGACGCCGATCCCGCTGCCGGTGGAAGAGCGGGCGCTGGTGTGTCCGCAGTGCCAGACGGTGCGGGAGATGCGCTGGTTCTATTCGTATGACCGGTGGTTTCGCTGGGCCGTGTTCGAACGGCTGAGGACGGGCCAAGGTAGCGGCCGCGCGAAAACAGCATGAGCGCGAAAATCCTGCTCCAGGCGGCGCTCGATTACGCGAAGCGCGGGTGGCGCGTCATTCCGCTGCACAACCTGACGGCGGAGGGGAAGTGCACCTGCGAGGAGTGGCGCGCCGAGAACGGGCGCGAATCGTGTCCGACGCCGGGGAAGCATCCGCGATTCGCGAAATGGGCGGAGCGGGCTTCCACCGATCCGCGGCGCATCCGTGACTGGTGGAATGCGTGGCCTCTGGCCAACGTTGGGGTCGTGTCCGGCAAGGCATCCGGCACGCTGGTGCTGGATATGGACCCGCGGAATGGCGGGGACTGGTCGCGCGGGCGGCTGATCGAGCAGCATGGCGCGATCGAGTGTCCGACCGCTGTGACCGGCGGCAAGGGGACGCACGAGCATTTCCGGTGGCCCGAGGGCCTCGATACGGATCAGGGCTCGATCAAGCTGGACGAAGGCCTGGAGGTCCTGCTCGAGGGGCACAACGTCGTAATGCCGCCGTCGCTCGCGCATGCCGGCGGCGATGCCTATTTCTGGGATATCGAGCCGGCGGGCGAGCTTCCGGCGGCGCCGGGCTGGCTGATCGAGCTGGTTAAGGCCAGGATTGCGGAGGGCAGTGAGGGCAAGAAGCCGGTATCGGGCGGGAATATGTGGCCGCCGGCGGATTTCGGTGCGATCGCGCGCGGGTGCGCCTGGCTACAGTGGAGCGTCGAGAATGCGCGGACGCTGAGCGAACCGGAGTGGTATGCGCAGCTCTCGATTCTCGGGCGCTGCGAGAACGGCGAGCAGATCGCGCAGGACGTGAGCAGCGCGTATCCGGGATATTCGGCGCGCGAGACATCCGCCAAGCTGGCGCACGCGCTCCGGGACGCGGGGCCGGCGAGCTGCGCGAAGATCCGGCACTCGCTCGGCGGGGCACGCTTCTGCGATGCGTGTCAGGCGAAGGTCAAATCGCCGGTGGTGCTGGGCATTGCGGGGCGATCGGCACCGAAGCCGTCGTGTCCAGCGCCGGCGCCGGCGAGCTCGTCGACGGAGAAGGTGATTCCGGCCGAGACCTTCGAGCTGATGCAGGCGGTGGAGGCGGTCGTCGCGGCGGACGATCCGATTGCGGTCTTTGACCTGGTGCCGCGGATGGCGGCTGCCGACGATATCGCGTGCGGTAAGGCGCTGGCCCGGCTCGCTGGACACTTCGATCGGCGGCTGAAGCTGCGGGACGTGCGGAAGGCGATCGCGAAGGCACGGCGCGGTGGCGGCGATGGGGGCAGCGACGGTGGCGGCGGCGAGGAGCCGCACTGGCGATCGCTGCTGCTGCGCGCCGGCAACGGGCAGCCTCGCGGGAACCTGGCCAATGCGATTACGGCGCTGCGGCATGCTCCGGAGTGGCAGGGCGTGCTCTGGCATGACGAGTTCGCAGTGCGGACGGTGGCGCGGAAGCGGCCGCCGATCGACATGCCGGACGGCGAGTGGACCAACATGCACGACGTGCGCACGGCGGACTGGCTGCAGCGGCGCGATATCGAGGTGTCGATCGAGATTGCGGGGCGGGCGGTGGAGTCTGTGGCCTACGATCATGCGTTTCATCCGGTGCGGGAGTGGCTGAAGACGCTCGAATGGGATGGCGAGCCTCGGCTGCATATCTGGCTGGAGCGGTATCTGGGCGCCGCGCCGGTGGAGGCGGAGCCGGACCGGCGGCCGCTCTACCTGGCATCGGTGGGCGCGAAATGGCTGATTTCGGCGGTGGCGCGCGTGATGCGGCCGGGATGTAAAGCGGACTGCGCGCTGGTGCTGGAGGGGCCGCAAGGCGCGAGGAAATCGACCGCGTTGAAGCTTCTGGCGCGGAACGAGGAGTGGTTCACGGATCAGATCGAGGCGATGGAGTCGAAGGATGCCTCGTTGCAGACGCACGGCGTGTGGATTATCGAGGTCGCCGAGCTGAACAGTATGACTAAGGCCGAGGTGGAGGGCGTCAAGGCCTTCATGTCACGCACGACGGAGCGGTACCGGCCGCCGTATGCGGGGCGACTGGTCAACATTCCGCGGCAGTGCATCTTTGCGGCGACCACGAATCAAGACGTGTGGAATCGAGATGAGACGGGCGCACGGCGATTCTGGCCGGTGACGTGTGGCGCGATCGATCAAAAGGCGCTCGAGCGGGACTGTCCCCAGTTGTGGGCCGAGGCGCGGGTGCGGTTCGAGCAGGGCGAGGCGTGGTGGCTCGATCAGCAGGAAGTCGTGGCCACGGCTCAAGAGGAGCAGGCTGCGCGCTATCGCGAAGACCCGTGGGATGTCCTGGTGCGCACCTTTCTGCGCGACGTGGAAGAGGTTTCGATCGACCGGATCATGTCGGACTGTCTGGACATTCAGAAGGGGCGGTTTAGCCAGGCGGATGCGAATCGCGTGGCGGCGATTCTGCGGGTGCAGGGGTGGAAGCGGCATAAGATCCGGACGTCAGGCGGCGGCCGCGCATGGGTGTACCGGCCTTATACGCCGGCGGCGCGGCTGGCCTCGGCGCAGCAGGCGGTGCTGGTGTGAGGTTCTATCGCGTGCGCTGTTTCGGGCCTGGGCCGAATCCGATCCCAGCCGAGATGCGGCATGAGATCGCATGCTTCCTGGCGGCGGCCGGTGTGCGGCCGAGCTGCTCGACTGGCATCGACGGGCTTTTGACGCGCGGCTACGGCCGGTTGGACGAGTTCGGGTTTTGGGAGTACCCGCTGTGATCGGCGCGCGGGGTTCGGGGGCGCAGCCCCCGATACAGGAGCTATCTGCCGATTCTTTCCTCTCGGAGCGGTCCCACAGGTCCCAGTAAGGTCCCAGTTGTCTAATTCTTCCTAAGTTACACAATCCACGCGATAGGTCCCAGTGGTCCCAGTGGTCCGGCCTACCCGCGCGTATAGCGCGTGAAATTTGCGGCGTGGCCTCAACCGGCTTGCGCGAGCCTGTCAGGTTGTGCGGCGGCGCTGCGCGGCGTTCTTTTCCTCTGCCTTTGTGTGCATAGCGAAAGCCCTGCGAAAAACCTACGGCTTTCCAAAACACACCCACAAATGCGTATATTACACGCGTAATTCATCGTGACCACTGGGACCACTGGGACCACACGTTGTTTTTCAGGCGGTTAGAAAGTGCGGCTAACTGGGACCGGAGACGAGGAATACTGGGACCACTGGGGCGCGAACAGTCCGAGCAAAAAATGTTTTGACACGTACAGTTCGTTCAGTGCAGAATAGGACCGAGCACACGGCTCCCGAAAGCCGCTGTGCAGATGTGCGACTGCCGGGCCGGTCGAAAAACTAGTCCGCACACCCTTTTCGCTCAATACGAGTGTCTCTATCGACAGGGAAAATTCCCGTGTATGCGGGAGAACGTCTGGTCGAGCGGTGCGACCCGGCGCGGGCGCGGCAGCTCGCGCGGGCATCGAATGTCGAAGTGGTGCGAGCGCGCAAGACGGGCGCGATTGTGCGGCTCCTTGTTACGCAGATGGTCGGGGATGAAGGCGACGGCGGCCGCGGCGGCCGCGATCCTGGATTCACGTATAGCGAGCAGCTCGGCGGTCACGCGGTGACGATTCTGAAGCTGTACGACGAAGATACCGGTCGCTATGTGCATTGGCCGGAGGACGCGCGGTTTGATCCGCGGCGGTTCAATCCGGACCTGCTGCCGGTGCGGCGCGGAGCGTGACGTGCGCGCCGGGCGATTTCTGGCGGAGGAGCGCGGGGCCTTCGATGCCGAGGGGCCCGAGGCGGAGGTGACGATCGCTCCGGTCGCTGCTACCGCGCCGCTGTACGAAGTCGCGGCGGTGCACGGCCTGGCTGGCGATGTTCCGGAACCTGTGGAGTGAGGGCGCGGACTGAATGGCGGAGATTTCACTGCACGATCACGAATGGCGGCTCGAGGTAACGGAGAAGCTGTCGACGCTGATTCAGCGGACGACGGACCTGACGGACCAGGTGAAGCGGCAGAACGGGAACGTCGCGCGGTTGTGGGATCACGTGAATAGCATCGAGACGTCGGTGGCGACGATCCAGGGCAGCAGCCGCGGCGAGCGACGGGCGACGCAGGAGTGGGCGGCTTGGGTGCGGCCGGCGATCATGGCGGTGCTGGCGTTCCTGCTGGGGCTCGTGGCGCGGAATGCGGGGACGATCTGGACAGCAATCCGCGGCTGACCCTCCGGGGTCCGGCGGGTCCTTCCTGGGCCCTCCCGGCGCGCGGGTAAATTGATGGCGGCGGGCGAGTTCAAGTTACTGAAAAATCGGGGTGGTCAAGGGGTTGTCAGGTAGTCGGTAGCTAGGTGGTCATGCAGGGAATCAGCCAGCGCAAATACGCCGAATCGAGGAAGGCCAGGGGGCTGAGCGGCGGGAGTCTGGCCGCGGTCCAGAAGGCGCTTGCCTCGGGGCGGATTCATGCGCTTCCGGATGGCTCCATTGACGCCGCAGTGGCCGATGCAGAGTGGGCGGCTAACACGTCCGAGACGATGCAGCGCCAGGCCGCACCGGCGATGCTGCCGCTCGAGCCGCCGGCTGGTGAGGAGCGATCGAAGTCCGATGCCGAGCGCGAGCTGACGGAAGTCAAGCTGGAGCGGCAACGGCTGGCGCTCGAGCGGGACAAGAGCGAGGTGATCGAGGTCGCGGAAGTGAAGGAAGTTGTGGGCGAGCTGATCACGAACGCGGTCGGCCGCGCGCTGCTGGCGCCACACAAGATCGGGGACGAGCTGGCGAAGCTGACGGACCCGGTCGCCTGCCAGAACGTGGTGGAGCATGCCATCCGCGAGGCGCTCGAGGAGATCAGCCAGTACAAGGTCGCGGCGGTAGCTACGGCGGCCGGGCTGGCGCTGGCGGTTTATCTGGCGGGACTGTGGGCTCCGCCGCGGCAAATCTCGACGGCGGAGTGGGCAAACCGGTACGCCGTGCTGAGCCCGGAGACTGCCGCGGAGCCGGGACGGTTCCACGCCTGGCCATTCCAGATCGAGCCTCTGAATGCGACGTCCGATCCGGCGATCCGGCGGGTGGTGATCAAGTCGTCGACGCAGATTCTTAAGACGACGGTGATCAAGCATGCGATCGCGCGGGCGATCGACGCCGATCCGGGGCCGATCATGGTGCTTACGCCGCGGCAGAGCGACGCGAAGGACTTCGTCGACGAGCACTTAACGCCGATGGTGCGGGATACGGAGCGGCTGCACGGCAAAATCCGGCTGACGAAGCACGGCAAGGCGCCGAAGGCCTTCCGCGGCGGCCGGCTGATCGTGACTTCGGCCGGGTCGCCGATGAACGTGGCGGGAAAGCCGATCCGGTACCTGTTCTGCGACGAGGTCGACAAGTACCCGGTGACGGCCGGCGACGAGGGCAACCCGATCCAGCTCGGGCGGAAGCGGCTGGTCAGCTTCCGGCATCGGGCGAAGGAGATCGATACCTGTTCGCCGACGATCGCGGGCTCGGAGATCGATACCGCGTACGAGGTTTCCGATCAGCGGGAGTGGTTCGTGCCCTGCCCGCACTGCGGCGCGGAGCAGAGCCTGATGGGGAAGTTCTTCAGCAATGTCCGATGGGACGATGGGCTTCCGACGCGGGAGGAGCAGGCCTTTTCAGCGCGTTACTACTGCGAGCGCTGCAACCAGCCGTGGGACGATCACGAGCGGCACATTGCTGTGCGGGGCGGCCGGTGGATCGCGAAGAAGCCGTTCAACGGCATCGCGGGATTCTGGATTTCGGAGCTGTACAGCCTGCAGCGGAAGCTGTGGGAGATCGTGCTCGATTTCCTGCAGAAGAAAGACAAGCCGCAGGACTACAAAACGTTCGTCAACACCACGCTGGCCGAGAACTGGATGGAGAAGGGCGACGCGCCGGAGTGGGAGCTGTTGCTGGCGCGGCGCGAGGACTACCCGGTCGGGATGGTGCCGCGGGGTGGGCTGCTGCTGACGGCGGCGGCGGACGTCCAGCCAGACCGGATCGAGGCGGAGAAGGTGGCATGGGGCCGTCGCGGACAGACCTGGTCGGTGGATTACCAGGTGTTCGAGGGCGACACGTCGCGGCTGAGCGGGCCGGCGGATGCGCCGTCGCCGTGGGAACGGCTGGCGGCGTGGATCGCGGAGGTGACGCCATGCGAGGGCGGCGGCGAGCTGGATGTCACGCTGTGCTTTGTGGACTCGGGCGACCAGACGCAGACGGTGTACGAGTGGGTGCGGCAGCAGCGGAAGAGCCAAGTGGTGGCGATCAAGGGCGAGCCGCGGTGGAGCATGCCGGTGAGCCGTCCGGTGGCGCAGGATGTGACCTTCGCCGGCCGGACGCTTCCGAGCGGCGTGCAGATCCGGCACGTGGCAGTGGGCTTTTTCAAGGAGCGGCTGTACGGCGATCTGAAGAAGCGGCCGCCGAGCTCGGATGAGATCCGGCGCGGGTGGGAGTGGCCGGAGGGTTACTGCCATTTCCCGCAGAGCGAGCCGTACGGCGACGAGTACTTCCGCCAGCTCTGCGCGGAGGATCTGGTGACGGAGGAGCTGCGGAGCGGACGCACGCGGCAGGTGTGGCGGAAGAATCGGTCCCGGAACGAGGCGCTGGACTGCCGGGTGTACAACATGGCGGCGGCCTGGCTGCTGGGCGTGCCGCGGTTCCGGGAGCACAACTGGGCGGCGCTGGAAGTGGCGCTCGGGCCGCAGCAGCGGGCGTTTGCGTTGAGCGCTCCGGTGGCGCCGGTTCCGACGCCGGCGAGCGCGCACACGCGTGCGCCGGAGCAGGGACCGGGGGACGCGGGGCACAGGACGGGGTTCCGCGTCGCAGCGGCGATGCCGCCGGCGCGGCCGCGGATGCAGATCCGGCTGGTGTGACATGGCGTATACGACGGCACAGCTCGACGGGATCGTGGCCACACTCGAAGCGGGTTTGGGGAAGGCCTACGCGGAAGTGATCCACGAGGGGAAGCACCTGGTGTACCGGAACACGAAAGACATCATGGCGGCGATCGGCTATTTCAAGTCGCTGTACGAGCAAGCATCGGATGCGCCGCCGCGGCGGCCGAAGCCGCGGACGTTCCTGCTTTTTGGAGGTCAGCGGTAGATGGGCTATTTCCGGACGCTGGCCAACGCCTTCCTGGGGCGGCCGGTGGGTGAGGGCGGGTATTACGGAGCGCGGCTGGGGCGGCGGACGATTACCATGCCCGCCTCGACGCGCGGCGCGACGAATCTGGCGCTGGCGGATGGGCCGATGCTGCTGGCGCGGGCCCGCGGCGCGGACCTGAACAACCGGCTGGCGCATGTCGGAATCAACGCGTTTGTGTCGGAGGCGATTGGGACGGGGATTCGGCCGCACTCCAAGCATTCGGACCCTGCGATCCGGGAGCGGATCGAGCGGGAGTTTGCGCTGTGGGCGCCGCAGGCGAGCGCGGAGCGGCGCATCGGATTGGATGGGAAGCCAGACAGCCTGCAGGACTTCTGGGGAATCGAGGCGCTGGTGTGCCGCGGAGTTGCTGTGGCGGGCGAAGCCTTTGCGCGGCTGCGGAGCCGGAGAGCGTCGGACCTCTCGCCGACCGGGCTGCGCGTTCCGCTGCAGCTCGAGCTGATCGAGCCGGAGCAGCTCGCGTGGTGGCGCATGAGCTGCGATGGGATGCTGCCGGGGAACATCATGCGCGGCGGCATCGAGTTCGACCAGGTGCACCAGCGGGTGGCCTATGCGTTTTACCGGCACCATCCGGGCGACGCGAGCGTGTGGCCGAACGTGTACGAGGTGGTGCGGGTGCCGGCGGGCGCGGTGCTGCACCTGGTGGAGTTCTGGCAGGGGGCGCAAGTGCGCGGCATCACGCCGCTGGCGCCGATCCTGGAGGCTCTGGCGGATCTCGACGACTTCGACAGTGCAGAGCGGCTGAAAGAAAAGCTGGGCGCCTACCTGTTCGGCTGGCGGGAGACGAACGATCCGGACATGGACCCGCTGCAGGACCAGGCACGGGGCCAGGTTGGGAACGATCCGGCGCCGGAGGGTACGGGGTTCGTCCAGTCGGAGGCCGGCCAGGTCACGATGCTGGACACGAACAAGGGCGAGAAGTTCGGGTTCTACGCGCATCCAGGCGTGCCCGGGACGTACGAATCGTTCGTGCGGGTGCAGCAGCAGCAGATCGCGACGGCGATGCGGGTGAGTTACGACATGCTCACCGGCGACATGAACCAAGTGAACTACTCGTCGGCGCGCGTGCGGCTGATCGCGCTGCGGCGGATGTGGCAGCAGTTTCAGCAGCAGGTGGTGGTGCAGCAGTTCTGCCGGCCGCTGTGGAAGGCCTGGCTGGATGCAGCGGCTCTGGCGGGCGTGATCGACGTGCGGGACTACCGGAAGCGGCCAGAAGAATACCTCAATGTCGATTGGACGGGGCAGCCGTGGGAGTGGGTGGACCCGGTCAAAGATGTGCAGTCGGTGCGGATGGAGATCGAATCGGCGCTGACGAGCCGCGAGGCGGAAGTGGCGAAGCGCGGCAGGAGGGTGGAGGAAGTGGACGCGGAGATCCAGCGCGACCACATTCGCGAGGCCAAGATGAGCATCGTGCCGGTGTACGGGGCTTCGCGTGTGACGGAAGTGGTGCCTCCCGGAGACAACGGGGATCTGGCGGGGACGGAGCCGGCGCCGGGGACGGAGGAAGGGCGATGAAGGCGGATTTCGCGCTGCCGCGGCTGGCGGCTCGGGTATTCGGGACGCCGCTGGCGATCGAGCGCGGGAAGGCGGATGTGATCGTGGCGGCGATCGCGCCGAAGTTGGTGGAGGGAAAGCTACTCGCGGGGCCGTGGGATGACGACGAGGACGACGGGCCCGACGAGCCGGACGATCCGTACACGGTGACGGAGGACGGGCTGGCGATCGTGCCGGTTTGCGGAACGCTGGTGAGCAAGGCGAGCGGGCTGGATGCCTTCAGTGGATTGGTTGCGTATCCGACGCTGGCGGCGGGCGTTCAGCAGGCGATCGCGGACCCGCTGGTGCGGGGGATTCTGCTCGACTTCGATTCACCTGGCGGCGAGGTCAAGGGGATGTACGACTGCGCGGATCTGCTGTACGGCCTGCGCGGCCAGAAGCCGATGTGCGCCTTCGGCTCGTATGCATGTTCGGCGGCTTACCTGCAGGCGAGCGCGGCGGACCAGATTGTGGTGCCGCAGGACGGCGAGGTGGGGGGCATCGGGGTCATCGCGCTGCACTGCGATGAATCCGGCTATGACGCCAAGATCGGTTTGAAGTACACGGCCATCTATGCCGGAGACCGGAAGAACGACGGCAATCCGCATGAGCCGTTGACGGATGAGGCGAAGGCTGCCATTCAAGAGTCCGTGGATAAGTGCTACGGCATGTTTGTAGGCGCAGTGGCGCGCAACCGCGGGATTACGGCGGCGCGCGTGCGCGGGACGCAGGCGGCGGTCTTCATGGGCGACGATGCGGTGAAGGCTGGGCTGGCCGATGGCGTCGGGACCATGGATGATGCGCTGGAGCTGCTCCGGCAGGCGGTGTACAGCGGGAAACGGACTTTGATCGCGGCCGCGGCCGCATTAGGAGGAAGAATGCCAGCAATTGCGGTGCATCACACGGCAACGTCGGACGGTTCGTGGGACGGTCCGGCAAACGAGGCGCGGCTGCCGAGCGAGGAAAAGCCGCTGCGCGAATCGCACGCCTGGGTATCGGCGGACGGAAACAAGGATGCGAAGGCGTCCTATAAGTTCATCCACCACGAGGTGGGCGCGGACGGGAAGGTCGGGGCGGCGAACCTGGAGGCGTGCTCGGCGGGGATCGCGGCGCTGAACGGGGCGCGCGGCGGCGCCGATATTCCGGACGCAGACCGCGAGGGCGTGCATGCACACCTGGCGGCGCATCTGCGGGACGCCGGCAAGGACGTTCCGAAGCTCGAAGGCTCTGCGGCTGCTGCCGCGAGGAGGACCGCAATGGCGGACAACAACGCGGCGGCAATCACGGCCGCCGAATTCGAAGCGAAGCTCAGCGAAGCCCGAAAGGCCGGCTACGCGCAAGCGCTGGAGATCGTGAGTCTCTGCGCGGTGGCGGGTGTGCCGGCGGCAAAGGCCGAGGAGTTTCTGAAAGGTAACCAGAGCGCCCAGCAGGTGGGCACGGCCCTGCTGAACGCACGGGCCGGGGCGGAAAGGGGTACCGAGGTGGATCCTTCGGTGCACCCGCCGGAACCGGGCGCCGGACAGCAAGGCAAAGCGAAGCCGTGGGCCGCGGTCATGAAAGGCCTCGGCATCCGAACGAAGGAGGGCAAGTAAACATGCTGAAATTTCGAACCTGCATTTTGACCGGCGCGGCGATCGTGCTGACGCTGGCGATTCTGGTAGCGCTCATTCCGGGGCTGATGCCGAAGGTGATGGCGCTGGCGCTGGGCCTGGGAGTCGTGGGCACCACGATCAACGAACTGCCGCGCCTGAGCGATGTAGTGCTCTGGGAAGAGGGCAAGGACATCAACCTGACGCGCGCGGCGATCACGATCGCGAGCGGAGCGAAGCACGTCCGCGGCGAGGTGCTCGGGCAGATTAGTCTCGGCACGGCCACGGTAGCGGCGGCCGGGCAGGGCGGCGGCGGCTCGAATACCGGGACGGGTACGCTGACGATGGATGCGACGGCGCCGCTTCAATCGGGGGCAATCGCCGGCATCTACCAGGTCAAGATTCTGGCGACGGGGCGAGTCGAAGTGCTCGACCCGAAGGGCGTATCGCTGGGAGAGATGGAGTTCGGCTCGGGCGCCACGATCACCTGGAACGACCGGATCAAATTTGCACTGGCGGACAATGCGACGACGCATTTCGTGGCGGGCGACGGGTTCACGGTCACGGTAGCCGCCGGCTCCGGAAAGTACGTCCAGCTCAACCTGGCGGCGCTCGACGGATCGCAGAACGCCGCGGCGGTGCTGCTATACAACGCGGATGCGACGTCGGCCGATGTCACGGCGACGGCGCTGGTGGCGGGACAGGGGCCCGCGGTGCTGAAGGCCAACGGCCTGGTGTGGCCGGTGGGAATCTCGGGACCGCAGCAGACGGCGGCGATCGCGCAGCTTCTGGCGCTGGGCATCCAGGTCCGCAACGATTACGGCGTGTAAGGCGCCAGAAAAGGAGACGAAGAGAACCATGAGTGTGAATCTCGCAAATATCGTCACCGGG